TTACATCGGCAATACTAATTGATTTTCGCCGTAGTGGCTTTTCGGAAACGCATTCTCCGGCAGGCGGAATCCTGTCGGCAGTGGCTGCGGGGCTGGCTTTGTTAAATACCGTTCGACGCTGGTCAGGGTAGTAAAAGTACAGCCACACAGTATATTTTGACACTGGTGATAGCTGCGTTTCGTTTCTTCAGTTACCGGCTCGCTGGTGCGAGTCCAGGATGCGGCGCCGCATTTTGGACAATTAAACGCCATTGTAAAACCTTGGTTCTTGGGTTTGCCTGTCCTAATTATATCACGTTAAATTAGTTGTCTGAATTATCACCATCCACCATATTGTCATTATCAATTTTAAGCTCTAATTCGAGCTGTGTCTGAAAGCCCCCCTCACCTATCTGATGCACCACCCGGGCAATAATCCATTTGTGATTATCAATCACCGATTTAAATCCGCTTACCGTGGCGGGCATTTCCGGAAACAGGTCTGCCCGGCCACGCGCCAGCGTGATAGAAAACTCCGCCGCCCCGCGTTGCAGTTTAAGCCACTTTGCCGCCGCAGCCCGTTTTGCCGCTGTCTCGGTTTTAAAGGTCTGACGCATCACAAAAACGTTACCCTCTGCCCCTTCCAGATATTCACCCTCTTTACTGCTTGATTTTTCTTTCTTTTCTTTTTTGGGCTTTTTACTTTTACGTTTCTTCCGCTTCACGCTGGTTTCCGGTTTTTTCCCGAAGTTGAGATCCAGCCAGTTCGCCTTTACGCCGGTGTAAGCGTCCCGGTCAGCCACGCGGAAGCTGTGCTTATCGCCGCTGTCACGGGTGATCACGATTTCCGGTATCGGCTTGCCGCTGGCTGACAGCCCCCGGTTCGGGATGATAAACAGCAGATTCCCGTTTTTGATAGTGGCAATGGCGCCCAGCATTTCGGCCATGCGTGACAGAAAGCTGATATCGCTCTCATTGGTCTGGTCAGCGTGGTCTATTTCAATATCAATCAGCTGGCGGCTGACTGCCGGTGTCAGGTTGTAGCGACCGGCGATAGCGCTGACCACCTTACCGACAGTGATATCGTGCCAGCTGTATTCGCGCTTAACGTTGAAGTCCTGCCGGAAATCCGCAGACCGCGCTGTAACAATTAACTGGTCAGGCGGCCCGGAGTGACTTACCTCATCCACGGTAAAAATGCCTTTATGCGTCAGTGGTTCACCACGCCAGCCGATAGCGACACTGACCTCAACCCCGCGCGGCGGCAGCTCTATTTTCCCGTCAGTATCATCAATGGTGATTTCCAGCGTGTCAGCCTCAAAGCCCCGGTTGTCCGTCAGAGTCAGTCCCATCATGCGCCCGTTCAGGCTTAACACCTGCTTTCCGCCGATAGTGATATCAAAGGCCGGTTGCTTTACCAGTTCCGGATCAAAATATTGTTCGAACATGCGCCCCCCTTATGCGGACACTTTCCCACATCGCGCGCGCGTGGCTGTACCGCTTTTGCTTGTCACACGGATATCACAAGTGAAAGCGCATGATTTAGCAGGGTTTTATCATGACAATAGCGTTACTTCTTTTTTTGTGAGGCTGAATTATGACTTATCATCACGGCGTGGAAGTCAACGAGACAACCAAACTCACCACCCTGATCCGCGATATAAACACCTCTGTAATCGGTGTTGTCTGCACGGGTGATGATGCTGATGCGGAACAGTTTCCGCTTGATACCCCCGTACTTGTAACCCGTATCCGTTCAGTGCTCGGGAAAGCAGGTAAAACCGGCACCCTGTATAAAACCCTGAAAGCCATTTCTGACCAGTGCAGCCCGAAAGTGATTGTTATCCGCGTGGCAGATGCGGCCAATATCCAGCCCAAAGAGGGCGAGGCGGCCAAAACTCAGGATCAGCTTGTTATCGGCGGTAATGGTGCCGATGGCCGCTATACCGGCCTGTATGCGCTTCTGACGGCAAAAGACAAGACAGACGAGCAACCGCGCATCCTGATTGCTCCGGAACTCGACACAAAGCCTGTGGCGCTGCAAATGGCTGTTTTTGCCGATAAGCTGAGCGCATTCGCTTATGTGTCCGCCAACGGCTGCACCACGATTGCCGAGGTGAAGGAGTACCGCAGTGATTTCAGTCAGCGTGAAGTGATGGTGCTTTACCCGGACTGGATCGGCTACAACAGCGAAACCGGTAAAAATGAAATTATTCCCGCGCCTGCGGTGGCTGCCGGATTGCGTGCCCGTATCGACGATGAACAGGGCTGGCACAAATCATTATCCAACGTGCCGGTTAACGGCGTTCTCGGTATGTCTGCGGATGTGTACTGGTCACTACAGGACAAAGACACCGATGCAAACGACCTGAACGAAAAAGGCATTACCACCCTGATAAAAAATATGGGGTTCCGCTTCTGGGGTAACCGGACATGTGACGAAGAGATTTATGTCTTTGAAGTCTACACCCGCACCGCGCAAATACTGGCAGACATGATCGCCAAAGCCCATTTCTCATACGTTGATAAACCGCTCACCCCGTCTCTGATTAAAGACATTATCGACGGCATTCAGAAGAAAGGGGATCAGCTGGTTACTCAGGGGCGCTTACTCGGCTTCAGCTGCTGGTATGACCCTGCCGACAACCCGTCAACACAGTTACGTGATGGTCACGCGATCATCAAATATAAATACACGCCGGTGCCGCCTCTTGAGCGCCTCGGCCTTGAGCAGACCTTTACCGATGAATATTTTGCGGTATTCAATCAGTTAGGTTCAGGAGCGTAAATTATGGGAATGCCTAAAAAACTCTTTATGTTTGACCTGTTTATTAACGGTCAGACCTACCTTGGACAAGTAGAAGAGGTGACGCCGCCTAAACTGACGATGAAAACCGAAGATTATCAGGGTGGCGGAATGCTCGGTGCCGTGGCGGTCAATCTCGGCTTTGATGCCGGGGCGCTCGACATGGACGTTGCAATGGGTGGCTTAAACATTGAACTCATCAAACAGTGGGGCGGTACGATTGACAGCCTGCAATTCCGTTTTGCCGGTTCCTACTATGACGATGCCACCGGAGAGACAACCGCGTATGAGATCCAGACACGCGGACGTTTTAACGAACTTGACCAAGGCACAGCAAAAGCCGGGGATAACACCCAGCATAAATACACGCTGAAAAATACCTACTGCAAAATCACTGCTGACGGTCAGGACATTTTCGAGCTGGATTTAATCAACATGAAATGGCTCGTTGATGGTGTGGATCGCCTGGCAGAGCACCGCGCCAATATCGGCCATTAGTTTTATCCGCAGCGTCACGCCGTGGCGCTGACTACTACGTTTATTCACAGGAATTATCGCTATGTCTATTGTTAAATTTAAAAGCCCTGTCTCTCTGAAAAACGGTAAGACAATTACAGAAATCACGATTACTGAAGCCATGCGTCAGGCCGGAACCCTGCGCGGGCTGAAGATGTGGGAAGTCGCCACCGGGGATGTGAATTCAATGATCACCCTGCTGCCGCGCGTGACACAGCCGCGCCTGTCGGAACAGGAAATTACCGAAATGCCGGTTGAGTGTTTTTATCAGCTGATTAACGAGGTGGCGCTTTTTTTAGCACCGAGTGCCCCGGACGACGAGACCCTCGAACCGGCAGAATAATCACCGAAATACCCACCACGGATATTGATGACCTGATCGCCGATATCGCCGTGGTGTTCCACTGGCCGCCGTCCGCTTATGACGAAATGACAATTTCAGAATTAATTAAGTGGCACGGCCTTGCGGCGGCACGCACAGGACAGGACGAATGACAGATCGCAATCTCAGCATTCGGGTAGCACTTAACGCCGTCAATAACTTTACCTCACCGGTGAGTGCTGCACAGCGCAGCGCCGCCGGTTTCGCCTCTCAGATAAAAGCCACTCAGAACAACATCAGAAATCTGGCCGGTCAGGCGGCAACGTTTGACCGGTTATCTCAGTCCGTCAGACGCAATACCACGGCTTACGAAGAGGCAAAGGCAAAAGTTCAGGCTCTGCGCGACAGCTACCCGGCATTAAATCAGCGCACCGAAGAACAAAAACGCGCACTGGAACAGGCACGGCAGGCGCGTGACCGCCTTGGCCGTTCTCTCGACAGTGAAAAGCAAAAACTACAGGCTGCGGCGGCGCAGCTGTACCGGCACGGTATATCTGTCCGGAACAGCGATAACGCCACAGCACAAATCACCCGGCGCACCGAAGCCTATAACCGGCAGCTTGAGGCACAACGCCAGCGGCTGGCATCCGTTACCCGGGCACAGGCGCAGTACGAAAAAGCCAAACAACTGAGCGGCAAAATGGCAATGGGCGGTGCGGCAGCCGCTGCTGCCGGTGGCGGTGCTCTGTATGCCGCATCCCGCGTCATGGCTCCCGGCCGTGATTTTGATGAAGGCATGTCCGGCGTTCAGGCTCTGACCCGCCTGGATAAAAGCGATCCGCGCCTGAAGATGCTGCGTGACCAGGCGCGGGAACTCGGCGCCAGTACCGCATACACGGCAACCGATGCGGCATCCGGTCAGAAGTTTCTCGCAATGGCCGGTTTCACGCCGGAAGCCATTAAAGCGGCACTGCCCGGTATTTTAAACATGGGTCTGGCCGGAGATATGGATCTCGGTGAGGCTTCTGATATCGGTTCAAACGTCCTGACTCAGTTCAGGATGGATGCTGACCAGATGAACCGCGTCTCTGACGTTCTGACCGCCACCTTTACCCGCAGTAACACCGATTTACGGATGCTCGGCGAAACGATGACTTATGCCGGGCCCGTTGCCGCACAGCTCGGTGTCAGTCTGGAAAGTATGGCCGCGATGGCCGGTACAATGGCCGATAACGGGATCCGCGGTTCAATGGCAGGTACGTCACTGCGCGCCGGTTTATCCCGCCTTGTTGCCCCTGTCGGCAAAGGTCAAAAGGCAATGGAGCAGCTCGGCGTATCGATCAGGGATTCTAACGGCCAACTACGGGATGCCGGGGATATCCTGAAAGATGTCGGCAAGGCGCTGAAGCAATTCGACCAGGCAAGCCAGATCCGGATTAAAAAGGAGATATTCGGCGAGGAAGCAATGGTCGGCATGGGTGCCGTTATCGACGCTACCGGGAACGGCCGTTATGACGAACTCAAAAAAGCCAACGAAAACAGCGGCGGCGAAGCGGATAAAAACGCCAAGGTCAAAATTGACAACCTGACCGGTGACTTAAAACAACTGCAATCTGCCTGGGAAGACCTCGGCATTCAGATGCAGGAAAGCGTTGATTCCCCGCTGCGGAATCTGACGCAAGGCATTACCAAAATCGTCAGTAATATCGGCAACTGGATGAAAGCACATCCTGAGCTGACATCCGCACTGATTAAAGCCGGACTAATCATCGCCACCGTGACCGCTGCACTCGGCACACTGGCGGCTGGTGCTGCCGCTGTTATGCTGCCGTTTGCGGCTATGCGCCTGAGCCTTTCTCTGTTAACAGGCGGTCAGGGATTGATGGGGGCGGTTGGCGCATTCGGAAAGCTTTTTAACGTGATAAAACTCGGTGCATCAATGGCATCTGGTGCCTTTTCGCTGTTAATGAGCCCTGTCGGTCTTGTCGTTGCTGCAGTAGTCGGCGCTGCATTACTGATCTACAAATACTGGGATCACGTAAAAGCCTTTTTCGGCGGGTTCTTTGAAGGCCTGATGACCGCCCTTGCCCCGCTCGGTGAAGCATTCAGCGGCGTTTTCGGCGGTTTGGCTATGGTTTTTGATGGTATCTGGTCGGCTATCAGAAAAGTATGGGAGTGTCTCACCGATTTATTTGCGCCGATCAAAGCCTCAGATGAGGCATTACAGGCCTGTACGTCTGCCGGTAAAATATTTGGTGAAGCGCTTGGCATTGCTATTCGTGCCCTGCTTGCCCCTATTGAACTGGTAGCTCGCGGAATAGGCTCAATTCTTGAACTACTCGGCATGGCTCCCACTGCCGCCGAAGATGCCGTAAATAAAATCAACAAAATGAAGCCCGTTGAACTCTCCGCCGAGGATGCCGCGAAGCTGAAAGGTCAGGGCGAAAAAGTCATGAGCCTGCTCACGCCTAAATGGAAACTGCCGAAAGGTGCCAGTGACTTTATCGACGGCGCGGGTAAAAAGGTTTCAGACGTTGCCGGGAAAGCGAAGGAGAAATTAACCGGCGCGTGGGATGAAGCCATTAAAGAAGCGGAGAAAAAGAACAAACAGAAGGAAGCCACAGAAGCCGCTTACGGCTCACGGGTGTATGACCCGACAGCGAAAAAAGACAAAGACGGCTCCGGCTTCAGCAGCCCGGCAGAGAAAGCGGCGAAAGACCCGAATAAACTCGGTGAAATCGTCTTTAAAAACTTCCCGGCAATAAAAGCAGTAGACGGACTGTATCAGGATCCGTCTGTGCGTTCTCCGTCTGCCTTTAAGCGCGTACCGACTCCGGATATTGCCGCGTCAGACTTCACTCCGGCAAAAATGGAAATGCAGCGCCCGGCGGCACGGCAGGACATTAAACAGGAAGGAGATAAAATTGAGCTGCATTTTCACGGCGTGGATATGGCAAACGCGAAAAGTATCGCGGCACTGGTACGGCAGGAACTGGAAAAACTGAAACGCTCTCAGGACAGCCGCCGCCGGTCACAACTCACTGATATAGGGTAACCGCTATGATGATGATTTACGGTATGTTTGTTTTTATGCTGGAAACCATACCTTACCAGAACTTACAGCGTTCAATGAGCTGGCGCTATGCCAAAAATGACCGTGTCGGCCGTTCCGCAAGCTGGCAGTATATCGGGGCGGGTGAGGATAAGATTACCCTGAACGGTGTGCTGCTGCCGGAAGTGACCGGCGGTGATATCTCACTGGAACTTCTGCGTACTGCCGCCTATCGCGGACGGCCTTACCCTCTGATTGAGGGTACCGGCATGATTTACGGTATGTACATCATGGACGGTCTGAACGAAGGCCGGGCGGAGTTCTTTTCAGACGGTAAAGCCAGACGGATAGAGTTCAGTATTTCCCTGGTGAAAGCCAGTGAGGATCTGCGCGAACGGCTGGCCGAGATGGAGTTCAGCGATTTGATGGACATGCTTCCGGTGTCATTATAAAAACAGTAATGGGTGAAATTATTTTCACCCTTTTTTTATTTTCTCTTCTGCATTTCAGCCGGAAAATACCGGTAAATCGTCGATACCCCCACACCATAAATAATCGCCAGCTGCTGCCGGGAATACCCTTTATCCAGCAGGCGGCCGATTTGCTCCCGGTCATTCTGTGTCAGTGCCGCCGGACGTCCGCCGACTCTGCCCTGTGCTCTCGCTGCGGCCAATCCGGCCAGCGTCCGCTCCACTATCAGCTCGCGTTCCATTTCTGCCAACGCAGACATGACGTGAAAGAAAAAACGTCCCATAGCGGTACTGGTATCGATACTGTCCGTCAGTGACCGGAAGTGTGCGCCGCGTTCGTGCAAATCAGATATCAGGGCTATCAGGTTTTTGACACTGCGCCCGAGCCTGTCCAGTTTCCACACTGCCAGTGTATCGCCCGGCTGAATGGCCTTTAATGCCCGTTTCAGCCCCGGCCTGACGGCGGTTTTACCGCTCATTTTGTCCTCAAAAATCTGATCACAATTTATGCTGATGAGCGCGTTTCGCTGTAAATCGCTGTTTTGGTCAGTTGTTGATACGCGGATATAGCCGATGACCGCCATTGTTTTCCCTCATGTTTACTGTAATGACGGGATTATTACGGATTTATCCGGTTATGGCTGCATTCCCGGAAACCTTGGTTTACCGGAATTGCTGGATAAGAAGGCTGATGCTGATATTTTCAACTCATCACCAATAACAAAAATATTCAACTCAACAAAAACCCATTTCATCCAGCTATCAAACGGCGGATATTTTGAGGTTAAACGCGCCTTAGATGATGTGGCAACACTCCAGTTCAATCCGCAAGGCATAATGACCGCCGGGGAAATTCCGATAAGCTTTGTGTCCGGGTTCAATGAAGTGTTCATTGGCTCGATTGGTCACTTCCCGTTCCGCGCTACACAGTTGCCTAAGAAATGGTATGCACTTAATGGCGACCGCTTCAGCGTAACATCTGCACAGGGTAAGGCATTGAAAGCACTGCCCGCAGAAATGAAATCAGACTGGGGGATAACGGAGTCCGGCGGGATGATAAACCTGCCAAATATTAAACAATCTGACGGGCGTGTACCGTTTTTGCGGCCTATCAATGGAACATCACGTTTGCCGGGCTCAGTGGAGTCTGATTGCCAGCAGGAAATGACCGGGTTCTTCGGCGGGCGTGATGTCAGGGGAGCTAGCGGGTGGACAAGTTTCTTCTGGGGGGAAAATGGCGTATTCAGGAGCGCAAAAAAACCATCTGGTGCGGGGCAGGCTCCGCAAACTCAATCTGTTGAAGCTGGAGACTGGTCTGGTGTCGAGTTTAAAGCATCCAACCAGGTAAGAACAGGCGATGAGGTTCGCCCTCTCAATATCGGCGTGACTGTAGCAATATTCCTCGGAGTTTAACGATGACTATAATTAATTACTATTTTGACGACAATCACCCGCTGCGGCCATATTTCGGCGATGACTATGCAAACAAAGACTCCTTTTCACCTGTCAATGCGTTGCGCATCGCACCTGAATTTAAGGCTGGGTTTCATCCGTGCGAGCGTGATGGTGCATGGATTATGATTCCGGATCACCGCAGCACAAAAGTTTATGACACCACCACCGCGCAAGAGTCAGAAATTAAAGAACTCGGTGAATTGCCGGACGGCGTGACAACTATTGCGCCTGATGTGGATTTTCCGAAGTGGAATGGTACAAAGTGGGTGACTGACAAGGTTGCAAAAAAAGAAAGTGATATCGAGGAAGCAGAGGCGCAGAAGCAATATTTGATTGCTGAAGCCAGCCAGAAAACCCAGCTTTGGCAGACTCAGCTTATTCTGGGGATTATCACGGAAGAAGATAAAGCCAGCCTCAAAGAATGGATGCTGTACGTGCAGGAAGTGCAGGCGGTAGATCCATCCCCCGGGGCTGCTGTAGTATGGCCTACACCTCCGGCTTCACTGGCCAGATAATATCCGGGGCGGTGGATACGTCCACTGCCTCCAGTTCGTCCAGATAATCCAGCCAGGCGTTTAACCGCGCCTTTTCATTATCACTGATACGGCCAAGTGCCAGTTTTGTTTGCAGTAACTGAGTTTCAGCCTGAACCTCTGTAATCAGTGCCTGTTTATCGAATTCTGCTTTTGCGATCAGTTGTTCTTTGGTCGGAGGCGGATTCGTGATGTTATCGGCCTCCTCTTTGGTGATTTCAGTCACTTTTTCTTTTATCCAAACTTTGGCTAAATCATTATCTTCAAGCGCATAAACTTCATTATTTTTTGTTTTGTAATATTTCATAGCGAGTACTCCAACCAGAAGTTAATAACAGCCCATTCTGTCGGCTGTCCCCATCCTCCATTGACGCTATATCTTGCTCCGGGCGGAACTATAGCCGTCAGAGAAACCACCTCATCCGCCGCTGTCCAGCGGTAATCCCCGCGATTCTGTCCACCCGTATCAATAATCTGAATATCAATACTGAAAGGGTATTGTGTGCCGGTTCTGTTTGATTCGACATGGATAATGCGGGGCTTACTGTCGGTGTTGGTATACCAGACTTTATTTTGACGACTGGACGTCAGATTTTTGTAGGTTTGTCCGACACCAAAAAGCTGATCTGTAGTCGCAATATTTTTACCGTCAATTTTGAAACCATCGGGGCCAATAATTAATTTTTTACCAGCGACTCTGTTTTCAAGCACTAATTCATTACTGTTTATAATTCCCCACCAGGCAACCAGTTTTTCAAGCAGATACAGTTCATGATAAATTGATGT